TGCTTCGAGGGCTATTGACCCTATTGTCCCTGCTGGGCCCTCAGTATATATATTGGATACTCTGTAGGTACCAAAATATTTTGTACTCTCTATTGATACTTCCACAGATACATATACAGTTATGAGGTTTGTAGACAAATTAGTCCCAATCGGAATAGCTCTTTCAAGCTCATTCGAATCATTTAACCTCTCTGGGTTAGCTAAAAAATTCGTTAAGTCAGTGACTCCCTCGATATAGAAATCTACCTCACTAGCTTCCAAAACCACACCCTCAGCGTTCGTAGCAGAATCTAAATGTTTAGAGTCTGCTGCGGAGGCCATCATTGTAAAAGAACCTAATTTAGATTCTACCCATTTTTTGGTAACCAACTCACTGTCGTAAATAGGGACAATCTGTGCGTTAGTAATACGCCCTTGTTCCAAATTTACCCTACGAAGCTCGAGCAGCGTGTTACTCGTATCCTTCTTTAGAAGGGTTGCAGCAGATCTAGATAGAGGTAATTCAGATTTAGATGCGGTGGCTTTTAAAATCCCTCCAGCTACTGCGTTACCTGTGTTATTTATGTCCCTAGACAGGTAAGATGTTAGGATATAGTGGAAATTAGTTTTGCTAGGTGCTGCGTACCCTGTGCTTGGGGTATTATAAACTTTAAGCTTTAGTGCTGGAACAACATGTGACGCATCATTCGCGCTATCGTCACCAATATTATCATCAAAGTATAAAAAACCTGGTCTAACTTGCTCGAACGTAAAATCTTTTACTGCGTCAAATAACACACCGCCTTTAGCTTCTATCGTATTTAAGTATTTCATAATAGGTACACCTCTCCCGCTACGGGAATAATAAAAGATATTGTAAGGTAAGATTTAGTGATAAATCTTACGTCTCCATAGATAAGCTCCCTAGAGCCATCATCTGATATTAACACCGGAGTAACGGTGGGGTATCTATCCAAAGGATGGTGAACCTCCCAAACAATGGCAGACTCTTCTTGGACGAAGGTGTAAGGCTGAATAACCCTTACAACAGGAATTTCCTTCCAGACAGCCTCTCCGTTTTCAACTGAGACTAGCTGCCACAAAGTATCTGTGTCTATATCATAACCTATATTACCAATATAGTCACTATATTCTATAAGCTCCTCCCACGGTTCTTTGTCGTACACTTCCCCTGCTTTACGTCCATCTTTGTCTGAAAACAGCCATGCAGGAGTATTAACACCATATAATGAGTTCGCTACCCGCAGAGCTTCTAGCTCTCTTTTTGTGTAAAGAAAGTTATGCCGTACCGTAGAGAGCCTAGGTCTGTTCCGTGCTGGGTACGCGGAACTTACATAAGACTTTAAAGGGCGTACTAATCGTTTACCCACAACCCATATGCTCCTGCCATATTAGCTAAAGATGTTGCTTCGGGGTCTATGTTAGGCACATCTACATGCTGTTGCCCGCCAAGCGCCACATATTCCTCTGCAGAAGGGGTTCTTTCAACAGGAACAAGGTTTTCACCTAACGTAAATTTAGTCATATTGCCTGTATAAGAAATAAGGGTATTACATAGGCTGAATACAGTAAGCCTGTAATTAGCTCCTCTAGTAAGCAACGCGTAAGGGCAGTACACGTTTCTGCCTAGCATAAAAGAGATAGAGAAAATGGTTTCGTCTGGAGTACCGTATTTTACTAGCCGCACAACATACCCAGTATCCCCTTCAGCTTCTACAGGACTTATGTCACCCTCATCTTGGTAAATCGCTCTGACGGTTTGCTGAAACCTGTTTCGATGCGCCCAAGAAAAAGAGAGGTCTCCATAAGGTACGACTTCTTTAGAGTACGGTGCCAGACCATTAACCTGAAGTTTTCCTGGTGGGTAAGGCCTTGCTGCTCTACCTCGTAAAGTAAGTTCGCTGTAAGGGGATGAAGACCTTGCTAACAAACCCAGAGGGTGTAGTGCTCTAAAGTACGCAGCAACATGATCCCCTTCTACCAATTCGTAGTAGCTTGGCGCAGAGTACACACTTGTAATAAATAGTCTAGCCCCTGCGCTGTGTGGTGTTGGACAGGTATCTATCACCCCGCGATATAAGGAGATAATATGCTCCTCCGTATCGTTATAGGCAATACAAACCATTTCATTCTCAATGTATCCCAGCTCCCCACTTTTTACCTTATACATAGAGGAGCTGCGTGTATAACTACAGTGAGACAAAACCTCTAAACCCAACGCTTCAGTCAAGACACACGAAGGGCTGTAGTAGCCTGTTATCTGTTCGCTAGCGGAGACCGAATCAACATCCTTAGTATGATCCACATCTTGAGTAAAAACGTCCATCAAAAACGAAGAAGATTCTGAGTAAGGGGCTACCGCTATACCTACCGCCCATGCAGAGTCATTACTGAAATTCTCTACATTACTCATCCCTATATGCCTAACAATGTCAAAAAAACAAGCTTCTTTAACAGCAAAATCGGTAATGGGTAGTTGCACAGTGGAGGGTCTAGTCACAGTTTTGTCGTTGCCCATGTAGGTGGCGACAGGTAGCGCAAATATATCTTCAACCGCATCAATTACTACCTCGCTGTTTGTCAGTGTACCCAAACTTACAGCACCTACGCGATAGACTACAGAAATTATCTCTAGCGGTGGCCAAGAAAATATGAATACATCTCCTGCCCTCAGGCTGGAAGCCTCTCGGTTCACAATGAGTCTTACCTTAGATACAGGAGTGGATAAAATCTGCAGGTCTCTTTGCGCAACTCTAGCCGCTAACTCAGAGTCGTGGATACCTGGGTACGTCTTGGTTGTGCTGACCACCATGCCTTGGGTTTGTATGTTAGCCAAGTCTTGTACTGTCACTGCATCCCCTGTACCTGTTATCCTGTTGCTATACTGTACTACCACCTCGTTACTTGTTTCGCCCCACCCCACACGCTGGAAATTATCGATCCGTATAACATTAGAGGTATCTAAAGTTATCAAAGGGGTGTTAAGGTACTCAGGGTTTTCAGGGATAGAGTAAGTATAGTCTGCCCTAAGTAGTTTAAGTTCGTACAAACCTCTGTCTCTTGACACATACAATACCGCGTTAATGTGGTTTAAGATATTTTGAATAAAGTCTCCTGTAGAGGATTGTTTATCCCATATAAGCGACAAACCAAACTTTTCTTCGTAGAGTCTTTTAGCAGCTATTTCAAAGGATTCGCCAATCCTTGTCAGAGGGTACCCCATGCCGTATTTAACTGAAGTTATACAGTCCTTTATGATGTAGGCAGGGTTGGCGTCATAGTGGTGGTCTCGGGCTTGTATTACCCCCATTTTGTAATCTTCGCTAGGGTTGTGGTTACCTACAAACTCCCCCGTCCGCCAATCTATTTTGGTGGCGAAGTCTGTCGCACCGAAAGGAATTCTTCGCAACAAAAACGCCCAGTTTTGCAAGTAAGGAGACACCCCTACATAAACTCTTTCTAACACCACGGACACCACCCCTTTAAATGAGGGGCACCAGTTTTTACCGTTGGAATCTACAAAATATTTTGCAAGGTAAGCATTAGGGAGTTGCTCAGGCCCCCCGAACAAAAGGGCCATATCACCAGTAATCCCGCCTGCTCGGTCAGACCCTCCGAATATGTCTGGCTTACTTAGGTAGATTGTCTGGTTCTTTGTGTACCCCAATGTAGAGAAGCCATCGAACTTATTTGGGGCGTAGGATTTTGTAAAGGTAAAGAATTTATCCATGAAGAACCCCCTAAAGTCTGGAGGGGTTACTGAATATTTTACCATGTTGCCAAAATCCATAGGCTCTTCTTGGTAAAGCAGGCTATCTAGCTTTTTTTGAGCCTCGTACCGATCATCCCGAGTTATACGCTCCTTTACAAGCACCCAAGCCCTCTCTGCTGAATCGTAAACAGTCAGCAGCTGAGGAATGGCTTTATTAGCAAAGTAGTTTTTTGCGTCTTCAAATGTAGTAGGTGTACTGGAAGTTACCTGTACATACCCTCCCAGCCTATTAAAGGTGAAGACTTTATATAAGTCCTCACCTTTATCTGTATCCACAGTAGATTCAGATATTTTCATGTAGGAAGTCTCATCATCCGCTACACTCCCTGAAAAGGCTCTGCCCCAGTTTGTGGGAAGAGAGTCTACAGGGGAACCGAACTGAGTGCTTGTCCAGCCCAGTAGAACTCTGTCCCCTGCTGTGATGCCAAGCAAAGCATCCGCTTCTTGACACAAAATCATGTGCATACCTAGGCTATACTTATAACCAACAATTTTGTTGGACATTTTACCTGTCATGTCTTCTCCGTGCCTCTTCTATAAGGGCGTTGGCCATTGCATCATTACATTTACTTAGTTCATCTACGTGCATGCCTTCCCTTCTGAAGGTGTCCCAATCCACGTTATGGTCTTTAGCAAATTTGCGCATCCCCCTTGAGCAGTAGTTAAGCGCCCTAGCATCCTGCAAAAGCACTCGCATTAGCTTGAGCCTCCGCCGCTAAACGGGATAGGGTCGGTAAAAAGGTTGCCGTACCACACTATGTTAGGCCCCTTCATCATAACCGTCCCAAATATCACAGGCACAGGTCTGCCAGCCTCTGCAGTAGGTACTTTAAAGTCTGAAAGTGATGCGGCTCTAGGTGGGGGAGGTACGGGGGTGAGCACCATTGCTAAAATTGATGCTATGATCATCATAGTTAGCATTATAGCGATAATAATGGCATCGTCTATGCCGAAAATAGCTTTAACTACAGGGATATTGTCCATAACTTTATCCTAATAAAGAGTTCCTGAAGTGAAGGGGTTATCCAAAGGGATAAAAGGATACCCCCCGTAATTTTCTAAATTATTAAAACGAGTAGCACAAATGGTAAGGGTGTGCTGACATCCTGGATATAATCGAACTTTTTGACCTGCAGGCAGGTTTCTACCTAAGTCATCGTTCCCTGCCTTAAAAGGCAGGTTAACAGAAAACTGCCAGTCGTGGCTCTCCCCTATAAATCTCCACTGTATGCCCTTACCTGCCACGGTCCAGGACATCATTCCGCCTGCAAAGTAGTTTTCTGGTTTGTCTGCAAACTCTCTGTTTACGAACATCTCTACTGTCTTAGCAGGTACGGCAGGTACAGCAGGCTTTGCAGGAACTCCTACAACCTCGGGGGTAAGGAACGTAGCGGGGACTGCGAGGACTTCAGGCACCGCAGGAACTTCAGGCGCAGCAGGTACGTCAACCCACTCTTTGCCTTTACTTACATACACGGTCAGCCTTGCTGAACCCGCGATAACCACCTCAGTTGAGAATTGCTCTTTCATAGAAATAGTCGCCCCACCCACTTCTTTACTCCTTCCTACTGCACATCCTCCTTCGTATAAAATATGCGGGCACTGGCGCTGATAGAACATGCGCAACCCTAATCTTTTTATAGATGTTAAAATAGGTTCGCAGTGCAGCTCCACAAGATTATTTGTAAGATCCATGTTAAGCACCCTTCCTGTCCACAGGACTGTTACTCTATCCATGTTGATGATTTTTTTAGTGCTGTCAGATTCTACCAACATGCCTTGCTCACCAAAATGAAACGTAGACAATGTTATTGATGTTACTGAAGTAGGGGGGTAAAAAAGAAATATTTTTGCAACCGCACAGGTTTTAGCCATCGTTACCTTGATGTTAGTTTTGTTTATTTCTTGTGTCTCACCTACGTCTGAACGCTGCAACTGTTCGGGGATATATCTCCCTTGTGGGTCATTGTAAACAAACCCCTCAACAATCCCTGCACTTGTCTCTACAACGTAGTCTGCGCTGGTATATCTCCAAATAGTTATTCCATTAGAGAACTCATATAGCTCAACAGGCATACCACCATGCTCGCTGACTTCTTTTTCGCTTGCATAACTATAGCTCATTTATTAACGTCCTTACTGGGAGAATGGCTGTGGCAAAGCAAGTGGATTTATAGGCAATCTCCACCCTGTCTGTATTGAGCCTAGCTAAAACTAAAAAAGAAATCATACGTATGTCGGCAAGATCAAAAGGCAGGGAGGTACCTTCTTTACCTTTTCTAGCATTATACTCTGCTCCCCGTTCATTATAAAGACCAATAAATTCCTTTCCAAGAAAGTCAGCATACTTAACATACGCCATTTTTAAATAATGTACGGTATCTGTAGTCTCTATACGTAAATATCTGCGACCTATATTATCCATACCTGCGGCCTGCAACCCTGCATCCCTTACTACCAACTCGCCTTTTACAGATATATCTACAGCGATAAGGTCTTGTGTACCTGTGGGGAACCAAAATGGGTTTAACCTGCCCCTGCAGTAGTGAATAAATTGCATGAATCTGAGCAATTTATTGTCCAAAGGGTGTGGCGAGGAAGAAAGGAACCAGTGCGTATCTATAGTTACTTCTGCTGCGCTCCCTAGCACATCAAATTCTGGGAAGCCTGTTTTATTATCAATAAGCTGCACCTTGTAGTCTGTAGTTACTTTCTCTCCTTTACCCCAATCAAGTACATCTTCTACTACGGGGTATGCTAAAAATCTTTTGAAAGGTATGTAGGTGTATAAGTCCTTCTGTAAGGCAAAACAGTTCAGCGTTACCACCGCCGTAGAATAAGACAAAGTCACTTGATCTAGCACTTGCTGACTATTCATTCGCGAAGGTAGGGCAGGGTACACAGGTGAGCCGGCCACCCATGTCACTTCTTTGTCTAAGGTTACACTGCTAGCGGTTACTTTAAGTATCTGCCTAGCCTCGTAATAAGAAGGGCCGAGTAAGCACACTAAATACCCTCCTTCAATGAAATACCTGTTTACCAGAGGCAGCACGCTTCCTTTTGCCTCGGTAGCCGTAGAAATGCTCTCGCTCAGCAAAACCTCGTCAGCGAGCAACATTTCCTCCGTCCAAATTGCCGATAGCAGCGTCCTTGTTTGGCCAGTAAGTAGTGTGTTTGCTAAGGCAGCTCGGTCTTCTTTACTTGCAAACACCTCGTACTCTAAAGAGCATCTTGGATACCTACGAAGACCTCTACGCTGCTCTTTCCCTATATACGCTGTAAGTATGTCGGTAGCCCATTCCCAGTACATCATGAAATCTCTATTATAGTTTGGCCAAAAAGAGAACACATCCAGTCTTTGGTCATCTAAGTACAGAGGAGATACTTTGTTCCTGTAATTCATGCGCTTACCTTAGTGAGTTTTTAATAGATGCAGAGTTTCTCTGGATGGTATTTAAAAGCACCTTCTCTCCTGACGCACTAGACATAAAATCATGCACCAAAGAAGGGTCAACCACATTAACAACTCTAACATTTTGTTGTTTTGCTGCCTCCCGCTGTGTTGAGTTTATCACCCCCGCTAATTGTTGTACGCCTGTTGACAAGGCCTCTGCAGCACCTGTTTGTGGGGTAGATGAATAACTAGCAGGAGATTTCATTCTGCTTTGAATACCTTCCATAGCTGCAGGAGCCAAACTGTTTGTCACGCTGTCTTTATATTTTGGGGAGTTAATATACCCTGCTAACGCCCCCGCTGGGTTTGTTATGGCTGAGTAACCTGTATCAACGCTAGATGAAGCAGACGATGTGGTGTCCGCAGCAAAAACCTCTGGAGCTTTGTAATTGTTTTTGGTGGCTTCTCGTAAAACCTCTTCGTAATAGTCCACGCTGTCCGAGTAAGCATCTACTGTATTGTATATCGAGTAAGCACTCATGCCCATACTAAATACTGCCCCTGCTGCAGCCATGTTTGACAACCCTGCAGCAGACCCCCCTGCTTGTGTGGCAGAATTTGAAGCCTCTAAGACAGAAATAGAGGAGTTGCCTAAGTTTGAACTTAGCGAAGCCTCCGCAGCCCCTGATATAGAACTTGACGGAAATACTTCTGAAGCAGAAAAACTAAAAGGACTCTGTACCGCAGAACTATACCCGCCAGCAGTAAAGGCCCCATTACTCATAGCGGCCTCTGTGAAGGCAGAGCCTGACAACGCTGGGGTGCCAGAAGGTATAGAAGAGAATAAACCCCCTATAGAGCTATAAGCACTGTCAAACATACCGCTTAGCGACACCCCTGTGGAGTGTCCAGTTAAATTTGTCCATATAGAGTCTATCTTGTCGCCAATACCTCCTAAGTTTTTTAGTCCTCCGAGTAAGCCAGAGAATGTACTGGAACCGCTTTGAGAGCCAGCCACTTCTGCCCCCAGCACTCCCCCAATGTCTGTGCCGTTCGTCACGTTTACATTTAAGCTGCCCCCTGCTGTGTACGTGTCTTTCCCTGTAGATATACCTAACAGGTTGCTAATACCTTCCCCTATAGTGTCCTTAACCATCGTAGAGGCTAGGTTTTTAGCTGAATCTCCAAACACCTTGCTTAGTTGCCCACCAAGCGAGTTCTCGTTTCTGACGATTTCCTCTTCTCTCTTTGCTGCAGCTAGTTGATCCTTAGCGGCTTGTTCAGCCCCAAGCTGAGCTGCAGCAGCTTGGTTAATAATCATTGCCTGTACAGCAGGACTTTCTTTTACTAAAGAAGACGAAGACTGGATTGCAGAGAGAAGACCAATTCTGCCTGCCACCACTTGGTCATAGTTTTGCATTGCCTGAGAGGTGTTTTGCATTGCCCCTCTAACGGCTTCCAAGTTTTTTGTAGCATCAAACCCGCTGGTGATGAAGTCCCCTATGACACCAGAAACACCGTCTAACATCTGCGCAGTATTGCTTTCTATTTGTTGGCGTAGCTGCGTGAAGCCAGGATTAAGCTTTTGAAATTCAGAAAGCACCCCTTCTAGGCTAACATCAGAGAGAGCTTCCCCAAATGATGCGGTCAGTATCCGCAACTCCCCGTCAAACTCGCCTAACGCTTTTTTTGCCTCCTCTATACTGTGCTTTGTATCCTCTACCGCATTTCTGTAAGCAATCTCTTGGCCTACATTTCCTGCCTCCTTAGCTAAATCTAAATTGCTTTGGTAGTCTCCTAACCTAGTTTTCAGCTCACTTAGACGATCAACAGTCAAAGTAGCATTTGTTGCGAGCGTGGCAACCCTCTGCTCACGAGTGCTTAATTTCTCTGCCCCTTTTCTATAGCCTTCCTCTCTAGGGGAGAACGGGCTGTCCGCCTTTTCTCTTTCATACTTTCTAGCTTGGAACTCTTCTGCGTTTTTATTCGCCTCTAATGTGTTTGAAAACCGAGTATTTTCGTCGTTTTTTTCTAGCGTATCAATGTAGTCTTGTTTGCTAGATGTGCCTTTTGGCTGCTCCCCGTTTATATCTTTTTCGTCGGTAAGTTGACCTTCTTTTTCAGCTTTTTTGACTTCAACCACATTGAGTTGGTCTTTTATACGCTGCACGCTCTCCTGAAGCTCTGGGAGATCTTTAGTGTTACCTGCAGAAACCGCGTTGTGAACGCTTTCTTCAGCTGCCTTGAGCTGCCTCTCTAAGCTTCTACCCGCAGCGGTTAATGCTGCCTTGTCAACCTCAGCTATGAAAGCATCAATCTCTTTTTTTCTGGCCTGAGCCATAGATGTGATAGTAGCCACCCTATCTTCAGGAGGTATGTGATCTAACTCCATCTGACTTTTGGCAATAGCTAACTCATCGTCGTACAGCTTGTTCAGTGTAGCAATGTTTTTCTCTTTACTGCTAACAAATGTCCCATTCTTTTTTTGCTCAGAAACCACAAAATCAAAGGTCCCTCTGTCGTTTTTTTGGATTTTAGTCGCAGTAGCGTTGTGCTGTGTATCCTTAGCTCGTTGTATACCTTCTATCTTTATACTCTCCTCTCTAGGCCCAATTCCCACTTGAGCTGCCCTAGTGGCTAAATCCTTTAGAATTTCTAAGCCGTCTTTACGAGCTGACTGGTTAAGAGTAGGGTTGTCCAGATAAAATCTTGCTTTCTCTTCAATAGATTTATCTGAATTCCGCATCGCGAAAAGCTCCCCCGCCCCCACCTTAGGGTTGTCTCTACTAGCATAAGGAGTCAGTGCGGGATCTAAAACATACCGCTCCACTGCGTACACCACCTTAGCAAGCTCTAGGTCGTCTCTCTCTTTTTTTAGCGCAGATAACTCTTTTTGTGCTTTTTCTTGTCCTTCAAGGTCTCTATTTACATTGGCCTTATTTAAATCAGCTTCTGCTTTTTTCCCTTTTTCTACGTTTTCTTTTTCAAACCTAAGCAGAGCATTATCAGCGTCTTCGATCTTACTTGACGCGACCCTATCCTCCTCGTGCATGGCCCTTACTTGTTTTGTATCTACTTCTTTTTTCTTTTTATCCTCCTCCTTGTTGGAGTCTTGAAGGGATTTTTTCTTTATAGCAACCTGCTTAATGTCTTCTACCTCTCCTATAAATTTCTCGTACACACCGTCATTAATAAGCTTAGCATCCCTGTCAAGCTCCGTATCTTTCTTGCGGTAACCATCAGAAGCTCTTTCATTTGCGGCGCCCTCACGCGCACTTACTAACTGAGCATGTAGTGTAGTGATCTGCTCTATAAGCGGATCATCGACCTTATCCCTCACTTTGCCGCTAAGCTCTCCTAGCAACTTTTCAAGCGCGACACTTCCACCTTTAGAAGATAAGACTTCTGGCTTCACACTCTCTTTAGCTAGATTTAAGAGAGCGTCGGTTACAGCCTTATCCTCTTCTCTTGGCGCGTCATTTACAAGGCCAAAAAACTCCTTTAACACTTGTGACATAATTTCGTAGTTAGCGTAGCTTACTTCCTCAACCCCTGATAACAGCTTCTTGCGCTCAGGGGCCAGCTTTTCCCACGCAACCATAGACGCTTTTTGCGAGGCGGTGCGGGACCCTTCTGGAGCATCCCATGCTGACCGCAAAAAAAGTTGTTGCTGTTCTCGTGATGCGCTAAGCACACCTAGCTGCTCCTTAATACCCGCCCCAACCTCAGCAATCTGGTCAACTTCGCCTGGTTTAAACGTAGTGTTTGCTGCCCCCTCAAGGTTCTTAACAATCTCTGCTTTTAGCACACCCCCTACCCCTAACTCAGGAGCCAATTGCACCAGCGCCAATACTTCTTTTACTATCGGTTCAGTTACTGTAGTGTTAGCAGGCAGTAAGTCTGCTAATTTTACACTGCCTTCACTTAGTTTTCTGGTAGCATCGTCAATTCTAGTAGGCTTTGAATCTTTGTTTTCAGGGTCGTAAGAATAAAACATAGCATTCTCCTCCTCCTGACGAGTACGAGCATTGGCTACCTCTTGTTCGTTAAAGCGGGTACTTACAGGGCTTTCAGCAGGGTCTGTAGATACCCGCTTTAAGACCTCCTGCGTAAGAAATGCGGACCCGAGTGCTAAGGCTATCTGACCTACTCTTGTGGTTAGTAATCTAAGAAATGCGGCTCTAACAACGGCCGATAACCCTGTCGCGATTTCAGCTGATACCTCTGCCTCAGCAGCCGCAGCAGCCGCAACTGCTAGAGGATGAGCCGCAGCAGGTGTTCCTAAAGGTATTGATTTCTTAATCCAACTAAAGGCTTGGTAGAAGCCTGCAGAAATGGCCGCTAAATTTAGTACATCATGTGTTGTGTTATTACCTTCCGCTTCATTATTGGCTTGAGTAACGGAAAACACCCCACCACCTGCTAACGAGGCGACTGTTTTAATCCAAGGGTTTTTTGTGACTAACCCTGCGAGCCAGCCTGATGCACTACCTGCCGCCATAGAGGCTACAAAGTCCCAACCTTGACCTCCAGGATTATTACTGTTGGCTTCCCCGTACTTTTTACGCAACCACTCAGAAAAATCCCTGAGACCATTGAATGTACTTACAATTGAAGGGTAAAAATTCTGGGATAGCTCGTGAGTCAATGAGGTGAGCGCAGACCACATACCGTTTGCGGCGTTTGTTACGGCTGCCATTTGTGTAGCGGCCCCTGCATCTAGTACCCCACCTTGGCCAATCGCGGCTACGTTAAGGCTCGCTTTGTCGAGAGACTCCAGTAGCGGTAAGATGACGTTTTGTGCACGACTTTCTGTCACCCTATCAAAATCGTTCTTTGCTACCCCTGCAACACCTAGCTTCCTTAACTCGTTTAATGCAGCGCGAATAGGGTCATCAGCTTCTTTGAAATTTTGGAACTTTGCACGCACTGCAGAGTCAGTAATTTTTATATCCCCTGCCGCTGCGTACCTACTTTTTAGGAAGCTTATAGTTCTAGCATCAGGCGAGAACAACTCCAGCATGGCTTCGCGCAAGCCTGTTGCAATAGTAGAGTCTTTAACACCTTTATTGGACAAGGTAGCAGAATACCCTAACAATTGATCTTCAGACACACCCGAGGCTTTAGCTGTCGAAGCTGTTAGGGACACAATGGTTTTCAGGCTATCTGCGGACAGTTTTGATAAATTGACAGATTGCGCCACCTTGTTAGCTAACTGGTCTATCTCTACTGAGCTAGTTTTATCGAAGACATCAGATAACGATGTAAGCACTTGTGCAGACGTTTCCATGCTGGAGCCTGTAGCAGAGGCCAACTTAGAGGTTGTCATTAAAATAGTAGGAATCTTATCTGGCTCTATACCTGCTTGCGCCAAGACTTGTGCAGCACTACCGATCTGCGAAGTTGAAAACTCCGAAGTCTCCGCAACATGCTTGATGGATTCTTCTATTACCACCATCGCCTTATTTGTCGCCCCTGATATGGCTTTAATGGCGTGTAGTATTCTATCTAAGTCAAGACCTCCTCCGAACAAAGAAGAAGCAGCAGATATGAGCTTATAACCTGTCCCGTAAATTAATGTGTACTTTGCAAACTGTTTTGCAGCTTCTGTCGCTTCTCTAGCAAGGGAGGAAAACCCTCGCATACCCCCGCCAAGATTATTTATAGCTTCCCGTGTTTGGTGCGCAGATGCCTGCATAGAGTCTAGCTCACTGCGCAGACGCGATACATCCTCGGCACTGCGTGCAGGGTCTGCTGCCGATGCCGAGGTGATATTGATGCGTTCTTGTAAGGAGTATAGGCGCTCTCTTAGCGCGGCACGTACTGCTGTGTGCTCAGATTTGTCTATGTTCTGTAAGTTGTCTATACCCCCTGCATTGGCAATATAGCTTTCTCCTATCTGTGCTGTGCGACTTACCCCTTTAACCTGCTTATTTGCTAAATTTATTATGCCTGAAGCACCTCCACTTGCTGCCTTGAAAGCTTCCAGCAATGCTTCGTACTCTCCTTTAGGCATTTCTTTTTCGTAAGCTTTCCGAGCCTTATACCCAGTAAACTTGCCTAGGGCTGTACGAGTTTCTTTGATAAGGCTTTCTACATCTTTTTGGTCCTCTGGAGATAATTTAAGGTATTTATTTACACCTCCCGCCACAATGTCGTGAAGCTTCGCGACATTGTTTCCTACTGTAGCCACAGATTCGCTATAGGCTGTGTGTTTCTTTTCAGTAGTTCTATGCTTATTAACTCTGCTTATTGCATCTACGGCACGAACAAGATCATCCTTAGCTTGTTTTAATACTGCAGCCCTCTCTAATTCTTCAGGGGTGTTGCCGCTTAGTTTGCCCAGCTCAGCAGAAAGAAGCTTACGCGCTGCATTTAACTCTGTGCGCTTATCCCCTAGGGCTGTAGGAGAAGTAATCTTTGCGTAATCCTCTGTCTTCTGTGAGGCATGTTCCTCAGCTAGGCCTAACGCTCTAGCTATTTTTGAAGCCTTAAAGCTCTCCTCCGCATCCTTTGCCTCCTTCGCTTTGTACTCAGCAAGTCGGCTTGTAGCGTTGTACACTTTATCGGCTTGAGAGGCGGCCGCCTCTAGTAACGGATCCTTTTCAGCTGCTTTATAAATTAAAGCGGCGTGCTTGTTAAATTTCTTTTTAAAATCATTCTGGCTTGAAGCATCTTTTGCTAAAAACTGCTTTGGCGTTATGTCTCTGTGCGCATCAAAAAAAGTGATAGCTTCTTGTAAAGCCTGTCTAGCTTCTTTGGCGCTAGAGGCCTTTTTGCGATTGTCTTCGTCAGTTACTGAGGTTTTCTTTGTGGCAGGTGAGTTAGCCAGAAGATCCTTTATTCCTTTCAAACCTGCGCTGAGGGAGGCTTTTTCTTCCTCATTAGAGATGTACTGCAGGTCATTATAAACACCCTTCAGCGTATCGCTAAAATCCCCTCTTGAGGCGGGATCAGGAAACTTTTTACCAATACTCTTTGAAGTTGTTTTTTTATGCTCCTCCAAAAACTTAGTTATACGCTCTTTAGCTTCTGATTCTTTTTGTATATCTTCTTGGAATCTTGCCTCTTTAGCGGATGTGTTTAACGCATCCGCCCGACGACGCAAACCCCCAGGACTTAGTGGTTGGTATACATTCTTAATCCCTTCTCTCTCTATATACCCACTCTCCTCTACCTCTGTTCTTGGGTGGTAACCCACTACGTTGTAGTTGTTATAGCTGTCCTTTGTAGCAAACTCAGCTGCAGCGGCCAAGGATCTTTTTGCTGCCTCTAGTTCACGACGATCCATAGCCTCAAACTGAGCGGTCCCGTATTCAGCATACTTCCTTAGCGCAGGTAAGTGGGTGTTTTGCCACTCTCTAAACCGTTCGGCTTTAAGACTTTTCTGGTCGATCTCATACTCAGCAGCGGTTTTAGCGTAGTCAATAATACCTTTAGCCTTCACTGAGTTATAGTGCAAGGCAAGGTCTGCCTCGTCTACATCTTTGCTATGGATCCCCTTCCCTCCATATTTACCTGTTAGGTGCACCATCACTTCATCAAAGGCTTTCTGCAGCCCCTTTGCGTGTACCTTAAAGTAGTCTGGGCTACTTTTCGCAATACCTTTATAGTGCTCCTCTCTATCTGTCTGGGTTACCCCTTTAGAGCCAACAACAGTAAAAATAAACTCTTTAGCCTCCCTCAACCTCTCTTCGTCGGTCGTACCTTTTTTATATTGAGGCACTGACTCTTTTATCGTAGCAAATATGGCAGCGTATTGATCCTTCATCTCGACTGTGCCATCAGAAGTTGCAATTCTTCCTAGCTTGTTAAGATTCTTTAGGAAGGAATCCTTTTCTGCGGAGGCTAGAGCGTAGAATTGCTCAGCAGTTAGCCTCTGATTGTCTGACGCGAACATCTCCGCCCATTTATATTCGTCTTCTTTTTCTACCTGTTTTTTTACGGCAGCTCTGTTTACATATGCTGCGTCTAAAGCCTTTAGGCCAGCTTTAACAGGTGCTACATCAATACCGAGTTTTTCAGCTTTATCAACAACCTTTAGATAGCTGGCAAGTGCCTTAGAGAAGCTTTTTAGTTGTGCAGGGGAGACAAGCAGCAGCTTTTCGCTGTCCGTTTCCTTGTGCTTATCTAAAAAGTCGGACGCAGATCCCAAGGACTTCTCAACGTGTATTTTTCCTGCTATTGCATCAGCTATTTGTGATTGTGTACGAGAAGCAGAAACTATGTCTTTGATTTTTGCTAGATTCTCCGCAGCCAGCACCTCTTCTGGCGAGGCATTTTTTGAAGCGATTTGCTCTGTTAACACCTTTGCGTGTTGATTAACTTCGGTTAGCTTGTGGGCTTTGTCGAATAGAGGATGAAGGGGGTTTTCAACCTGCTCCTGTGTTAAGTTTTTGTTGGCCTCTGTATAAGCAACCGCATTTTCTAGCTTCTCTTCTTTAGTTTCTTTATCCCTAGCATTTTTCGCAGCTTTTCTAAACCCTTCCGCTTTTGTTATTTCGTTAACCAGTGCTACAGCAGTGGAGAAATTCTCATGCACTTGCGAACCTTTGTATGCGCCTAAAGATTCTGTGTGCAGAGCATTAAGCGCAGAACGCAGTGCTCCAGCTATAACTATTTGCTCAGCAGCGGTTTTATCATCAAAAGACGCTGCTGTAATATTACTATACTTATGTATGATTTTATTAGCGGCATCAACTATTTTCCACCTAGCATCATACTGGTTATCTCTTGTTTGCTTGTCAGAGATTAACTTAGAAACGGCAGCATTTTTATTGAACAACTCTTCAGCAATAGTGGCGAAGCCTTTATCTTCTTCAGATAGGCTGCTGTCCTCAACCCCAAAAGTTTTTGTTGCTTCATTGATTTTTCTAACAACCCTGTGGTATTCCTTGGGGTTGGCGGTCTTTATGGCAGCTAACTCATAACTTGTGGTGTCTTTGGTGCTCTCCAGAAATGCTCTTGTGTCAGCACGCTTTTTGCCTTGCTTAGCTTCTTGGTTCAACTGTACTCTGTCAGTTAGTAACTTGGATAAATTAGTCAGCCCTTCTCTAGCTTCTTTAGTTTCTTGACCTTCTACCAAAGCAACATTTGGTGTATCGAGAAGCCTGAGGTTTCTAGTAATATCTCGAGCGAGGGTAGTAAGAGAATGTTTGCTTCCCAAAGCATTTATATCCTCTATTGTTTTTACAGAGTTGCTGTCTATAAAGGCTTGAACCTTTGCCAGGTCATCCGCACCTTTTTGTGCGTCCTCGGCTTTTTTGACTTCATCTTCTTTGTCTTTTTTAAAGACTTTTATGTTTTTAGAAACACCTTCCGCCGACACCACTGCTGCACTAAGCACATCATCTGAAGGCGTGCCCTTATGTTCGGCAGTAATTAACTTTACTGCGTTCTGCAATGTAGTGATTACTTCGGTTTGCTTATCGGCAGGAAGTTTTTTTAGTTTTTCTTTGTCCACCCCTTTTTTAACAAGCTCAATTGCTTTATCTATTTCTTCTTGTTTCAAGTTTCTTCTGTGAAGTGGTAATCCATCTGTATATATCGATACTAATCGATCTATCTCAGTAAATTGTTCTTCTTCTACAGAGGAAAGTGGGCGATGTTTTTCAATAGCTTGTTTTTTAGTAATGGCATCCTCTAGGTTACTTTTGACTCTAGTTAAATACCCTGAGTTTTTATTAGACTTAACATGCGCGTCCTCCGCAGTATCCCCTAATAACGACTTCACCTTTCCAACACTTCCTTTAAACTCTTTTTCAGCCTTCTCGCGATCTATTACTCTAGTTAGATTCTCCTCTGCAGCTCTAGCAAGAAGTTCCGCCTCTTTATAATCAGTGAAGTTGTGAGAAATTCCTTTAGATGCGATAGCGTAGACAGAATTAAACGCTTTAGTTACAGCTTTTTTTATGGTTTTTCTTTGGCTGTCTGATCTATTTTCTAAATCTTCATACGATATATCTTTGTTTTTTTCAAGAAGCTCTTTATCTCTTGCGTAAGTAGGGTGTTCCGCTACTTTTGAAAACTCATCTTTGAGCCTTATAAGGCGCATCATTTCGCCGTAAGTCTTTTTCTCTTCTTCGGACCTTTCAGGGGCATTGTTATATGCGTTTGTAGCACTGCTTACTGCTTTTGATAGGGCAGACGATGCAAAAGCTACTTGCGTTTTAGTTAGTCTATTATTAGAGTACCCCACAGGGACGAAGATAGAGAATATTTTTTCCCAGTCTCTGGATGACTCAGTAAACTGCGCCGAGCTTTTCGCTAAAGAGTTGCCATTTTCTTTTGATTTCTGGTTATTTACTTCCGTTCTTAACCTTTCAAGTCTCGCAATCTCTTCTAGGCTTTTTGCTATCCCGTCTTCATCATTTTTAGCTTGCGCAGCAAGTAGTCTTGCGTTCTCAGATTTTATGTTGCCCTTTAATGCTTGCAGCACTGCAGGGAAGTTAAAGTTATCATTTGACGCTGTTGAAATATCACCCCTTACAGTGTCATAGGCCTTTTCGATCTGCTTAGTGTTGCTGGTGTAAATATTTAGTGCAGCCTGTCTTTTGTCTTGTATCTTTTTAAGGGTCTCAGGAGAAATAGCATTAGCTATACGGTTAGTGGTCGCTATGCCTTCTTTATTTTTATTTCTTGTCTGTAAATCAACTTTATATGTCTCAATCTTAATTTTTTCGTAGGACGTCTGCTCCTTTCCTTTGTCGTCCTCCCCGTAGTGAAGTAGGGTATGTGGGATTTCTTTTGGTGTATTTATGTTTCTTCTCATCACCTCGTAAGCTTCGTAGACGTTACTAAACCCTGCTACATATTCTCTAAGGCCTTTAATATATTCTGAACTGCGCTCATCCATAAGCCTAAGTGCGTGGGCACTGTCACGGGCTATAGCAATGTAATCCGACCTGAATTTTTGGTTGTTGGCGAGAGGAACAAGGTTGATAGCCTCTAGGAACTTTAACATTTCCTTGAGCATGTGCGCGTTTGTTTGTGCCGTGCGTGTAATCTTTAAGTCTTCTTCTGTACCGCTTGAAGAGTAGCTTTCGTACCCTTCTATAGCTGCTTGGGTATACTCCTCCATATTCTTTCTGGTCTGCGCGGTTATATGGGCAAGCTGTTCTCGGGATATGCCTGGTACTTGGTATTCCACCCCTTGAGATACATGTATAGCTTCTAGGTTCACCCCGTGTAACTGTAACCCTATAAATTTTTCAAGGCTTGCTTGAAGCTCTTCTGGTGTTTGATTAGGCTTTAAAATCGCGTTAATACCAATCTCTACATCAGCCTCCATAGCAATAGTTTCTTTATCTCCAGACATACTTAGCTCCTAGTAATTTATTTTTGTGAAAGTAATTTTCGTAGTGCGTCAACGCCCATTTCAGTAGCATCAACTGTGTTCTCACTTTCAGACTCCTCGCTGTACTTACCGCCAAACCCGTACATAGTGGCTTCTAAAAGAAGTATGTTTTGTTCTTGTTGCATCGAGACAAAGTCTGCGATAATTTGGTTAGCAATTGCCCTGTCTACTTTTGTGTATAGGTATTCTGCTCTTTTGTAGTCAAACCCACACGCCCATAATAAGACGCGAGACGAATCAAGGCCGCTCATGAACTGATTAAAAGAAGACCAGAGGGTTTTTGTTTTTTTAGTGGCGTGGCCAGCAGAGGGTGTTTTATTGTCTTCGTTTGTTTTTTTGGCTTCTTCTTCTAAAACCCCTAACAAATATACCAAGTCCTCTTCTACAGGTTCTTGTACTCCACAACATTCCGAGAGGATTTTAGGTATGGCCTCGTCTGCAGGCAGGCCAGACAAATTTGTAAGACGCTCTAAAGCTAAAAGGGAGACAGGAAATCTTTGGCTGAATCTAGCAAAATAAAACAGTGACATCCTATGTCCTTTAAGGTAGGGAGAATTTTGTTAAGCATACCACATAGCTATGTTTTAGCTACAAAAAAGCCGCCTTTCGGCGGCTTTATGTGTAAGGCGTAGTGTTAGCCTGTAGCAGTATCTGCTACATCAAAAATCTCAAATATTGGGCTTTGCTGAACACGTTTAGATACGTGATTAAGCACTGCGCCTTCTACCAAGTATTCTGTACGTAATGGCTCTAAAGCTTTCATTACTAAATCGTAACTCGCAAAGTCAGTAGCATTTGAAGATAGCGACAAACCTGATGTGACAAATGCTTTCCAGATATTAATACCAACAGGTAAACCTGTGCTGCGGTCAGTACGAAGCAACTGAACAGTATAGTAAGTTGGACGATCCGATGTTGCGCCGCCGGATACCCGCTTAGTTACATAGAAGCTGACGTCTTCACCTGCTTCAAACCCTGTCAACAACCCATCGACCAGAGTTACCTCTTGTGTATTGCTTTTTGAAGAAATACTAACGATAGATGTAGCCTCCCCCTCGGCACCCGCGTAGCTCAAAAGGACTCCGCGAGCTACATCCATTTTAGTGATGGTTGGGAATGAGTACAAATATACCGAATCTGTTGAATCTTTTCCTCGCACTAAGGATCTACTTGAGACTTTAAACACTTTAGATAAAATAACCCAATTTTTTCCTAGGATGCTTGGATCTGGCGCAACATTCACAGGATCTGTACCTGTAGGCACAGTTTTTAAAAATTTTATCTCTTGACCTGAGACCTCCATAACTTTGTATTTGGTTGTTCTATTTATCTCCTTAGAGCTTCCAAGTGTTGACCCTTTTGAAGAGATAAAGAACTCGTCATTAAGCGTTAAGCTGTGTTCAACAC